ACCGACGAGGAGCGGGAGGCGATTGAGGAGGCTATGCGTCAGGTGGTGGAAAGCGACTGCATCGCTACGCCACATGCCCTAGAGGTCATCGACACGCTGCGGGGGCTGCTGGAGCGGCTGGCATGAGCTCGCCCCTGATCCTCGCCGTGGGCGTCGTCTACCTGGTTGTGGCCGTCGACCAGTACCGTCAAGGCGCGACAGGTATGGCCATCGCGTGGTTTGGCTACGCGCTGGCGAACGTCGGACTGGCCATGGCGGCCAGGTAGACAGAATCACTCTCCGGCGTACATTCGCGCGCGTCTCATGGAGGAGACGCCAATGCGGAAACGCAGCAAGAGCGCGGACGCCGCGCCGACGCAGGCCGAGGAACGCGCCAGCCGATCGTCGTTGCGATCGGCGCCGCTGGTGCGCCGCCGTCTGCTCGAGCTGGGCTACCACGGCACGCTGGTGCGTGGGTGGACGCCGCCAGTCGTGCAGCTCGTGGCCCGCCATGCTTGACAAGGACGCCAAGCTGCCAGCCATGTCGATCACGTTTATTGTCCCAGGCGTGCCCGTCCCGCAGCCGCGCCCACGGTTTGCCAAGCGCGGCAAGTTCACCGCGGCGTACACGCCTGGAGGCCACGCTATTCACGCGTTTCGCCAAGCCGTGGCGCTCGCCGCCAAGGCGGCCGGCGCCACTGTGCAAGACGGGCCGGTCCACGTCGTGATCGACGCGGTGTTCGTCAGGCCCAAAAGCCACGCCCGGATGAAGGCGCCGCCGGCGCTTCCCGTGCCTGACGTGGACAACGTGGCCAAGGGCGTGCTCGACGCGCTGAAGGGCATAGCGTGGGTGGACGACAAACAGGTCAGCCGCTTGGTGATCGAGAAGAGCTACGGGCCGAAGGGGCGCACGGCGGTGCGGATCACATGCCCGCAGTAAGCGTTGTCCTGCCGACGAGGAATATGGCCCAGACGCTGCACGCGTCGCTCGACTCGGCGTGTCACCAGGCTCCGGACGTGATCGTCGTTGTCGACGACGCCAGCGAGGACGATACGGCGGCGGTGGTCGAGCGGTTCTCGTCCCGGTTCGACTGCGTGCGGTACGTGCGCCATCGGCACAAGGCCGAATGCCACGTGGCTGCGCTTCGGCCGATCTACGACGAGCTGCCCCATGGCCACGTGATCGGCCTGGCGGCCGACGACATCCTGTTGCCGGGCCTCGTCAAAAGCGTCCGGGCGTTCGCCGACCACGCCGTGATCTTTACGAACTACTCAGCGGACGACGGCGAGCGGCAGTGGTCTGTGAATCATCCGTACGCGCGGCCCGTGGCCCTGACGCCGGACGCCGTGCGCGAGCGGATCCGGACGCAGTGGCCAATGGAGACGGGTATCGGCTCGGCTGTCAGAACCGACGCCATGCAGTGGCTCTGGGAGCTCGGCTGGCACGAGCTGGGGCCGCACGCCGACTCGATCGGATACTCGACGGCGGCCGCGGTGTTCGGCGCCGCATATCTGCCGATGACTGGCGCGCATATTCGATTTAACCGTGCGGGCTACGGCCAGAGCATGGCCGCGCAAAACCGGGACGCGTGGGCGGAAAAGGCCCGGGCGTTTATGCGGCGGGCCGGGATCGACGAGCAGACGACCGAAACGCTCGTGGAGCGTCGCTGCTACGGCTGACGAGGCTAGCCAATGACTGAACTGCCGAGCCACCTGTGGACGCCGCGCGAGGTATTCGAGCCCGAGTATCGGCGGCTCGTCGGGCGCGGCTGGCAGGTTTTGGCCGGGTACGACGTGGCTGTCGTCGGGCTGGCCCGCAACTGCGCGGGGCCGCTCGCCGCCAACCTGGACCGCGTGGCGGATCTCGGGCGGCACTGCGGCCATTGGTGGCTGCACGTCGAGACCAACGACAATCAGGACGCCACCGAGGAGGTGCTCGAGCTCTTCTGCCAGCAGCACCGCCAGACCTCGTACCGATCGCGGTCGCTCGGACGCGTGCAGTACAGCACGGAGTTTGCCGGCCGGAGGACCGAGGCCCTGGCGGAGTACCGCACGTCCTGCCAGGAGTGGGTCCGGACCACCTGCCCGGCCGTCGACCTGGTCGTGGTCGTTGATTTCGACGCGTGGGGCGGGTGGAACCAGGACGGCCTTGCCCACGGCGTGGCGGCGCTCGACGAGCTGCCAGACGCGTCCGGGATGGCCAGCGTGTCGCTTATGCAGCATCGCGTGCACGCCGAGATCGACGGCACAGTTCAGCCAACGGTGGCCTGGCTGCACTACGACGCTTGGGCGCTGCGGCTCAATTCGTTCTGGGACGACTACACGGCCGACGCGGGCGGCTGGAAACACCAATGGCTGCCGCCGGTTGGTTCTCCCGTGGTTCGAGTGTGTTCTGCGTTTGGCGGGCTGGCGGTCTACCGGACGTTGGACTACCTGGCCGGGACGTACACCGGCGAGGACTGCGAGCATGTGACGTTTCACGCGTCGCTGGCCGGCTCCATGTACCTGGACCCGGCCATGCGGACGATCATGCACTGGGTGGAACATGCCGGCGGGTAACACGGCCGTGATCGACGTGGTGCGGTTCCGGGCCGACTGGGCCAGCCACGCGCCCATTTCGGTGCTGTGCGTGAAATACACCGTCACCAAAGACCAGGTGATCCGCCTGCGGGATCATTGGCAGTTGCCAAAGCGTCTCGACCGCAGCCTACGGTGGAAACCCAAGCGGTCGGAGATGGTCGACCCGACGCCCGAGGAGATCGTCGAGGCGTGCGCCAGGATCCAGGAGGCGTGGGACGAGCGCACCAGGCTGGAGCGGCGAGTCGGGAAACCGCTGCCGTACGTGGTGCCGACGGTCGTGTTCGAGGAGCCAAGCGACGACGACCCGCGGGCTGCGTGAGCGCCGCAACTGCCAGACGCCCCCCGGGCGGCGGCAGAATCGACGAAGAGGACGCCCATGGAAGCCGCTGCCGACCTGCTCGCCGTAACCGCACGCGTAAACGCGCTGTTGGCAACCGCCCGCGAGCAGGCCAAGGACGGGCTCACGTGGCAGGAGTTCGGCCGGCTGCTGGTGCAGCTCTTGTACATCGCAGTCGACGGCCTGGAGGCCGTGTCGAGCTTGACGGGGCCGCAGAAACGCGAGGTGGCCGTCACGGCTGCCGCCGTGCTCTTCGACACCTTGGCCGATAAATGCGTCCCTGTGACCGTGTGGCCTGCATGGATGCTCATTCGACCGGCCACGCGTGTGCTGGTTCTGTCCCTGGCAGCCGGCGCCGTCGAGGCCCTGCTGCGGATCGCGAGGAGTGCGGCATGATCACGGCCCTGTTGGTGGTGGGTGCTCTGGCGTTTCTCTTCTGGCCGAAGGGCGGCGCAAAGGCTCTGTCGTCGCTGCCATCTACCGAGGATTTGTTCACGCTGCCGCCTGCGGCTCCGGCCGCGCCAAAGCCCGGCCCCGATAGCCGCCAGGCTATCGACTCGCTGCTGGCCGTCCGCGACCGCCTGGCGGCCAGCGAGCAGCTCGACGCGGAAGCGTCGCAGGCCGTCGACACCCTCTGGCTCGACCTTCTGCACGGGAGCCAGCGGAAATGACGCAACGGCAGAAATACATCCTGGCGGCCGTTCTCGCCGGCGGCGCGGCGCTGGTTGCATGCGTGGAGTTGTGGCCGAGGCCCGTCCCCCGGCCTTCGCCCGCCGCCGGCCTTGACCTACGCGGGAAGTGGATCGGCAGCGACGCGGCCGGCGACGCGGCGGCGTTTGCTGGCGTCTGCCGGGCCATCGCCGACGCCCTGGAGCACGACGGCGCGTCGCAACAGCCGCGCGTGGCCACCGGCCTGCAGCTCGACGACCTGCGGGTGGCCACGAGCGAGTTTCGGTTTGCACCGCGGCCGCTGCGGGACCGCCAGCCGCACGTCCGGGCCGCTGTCGGCCGCTACCTCGACCAGGCGGCCGGCACGTCAGGCGGGCCGCTCGACCCGGTGGCGAGGGCTCGGTGGGTATCGGCATTCCGGGAGCTGGCCCAGGCGGCCGAGGAGGCCGTCCGGTGATGGGCTGGGTTTGGTTTGCCGTCGACGCCGTCCAGACGCTGATCACGTGGGCCTCGTGCCTGCTTGTGCTGGCGTCGGCAGCCCTGTGCCCGTTCCTGACCGCGACGGTAATCGTCGAGCTGCGCAACCTCCGCCAGGTCGTCGACCAGCTCGAGGCCCGCCCGCCCTGCCGCTGCCAGCGGCTCTCGATCTTCCGCGAGATGGAGGGCGTCGAGAATGACTAAGCGAGCCCAGGTGTGGACGTTCAGCGCCCTTGCGTTTGTTGTGTTTGCGGCGTTCCTGGGGGCCGTTGTCGAGCACTACACGCGGAAGATCCTTTTCACGGCCGAGGGGCAGATGGGCTGGGCACCAAACCCGGCCGGCACGCGAGCGTTCCTCCGCGAACTCGAAAAGCCCACCTTCGCCCAGGCCGGGGCCGAGGTCGTCACGGCGGCCAAGGGGCGCGACGCATACCTATACCGCTACGCCGACACGTGCCACCAGCAAGAGTACGGGCGGCCGTTCGGCCCGTGGAACCAGGGCGATCACGGGTCATGCGTGTCGTTTGGGTGGGCCATGGGAAGCTACATCGGGCAGTGCGTTGACCATTGCCAGGGCACGCTCTCGGAGCGGCCGAAGGTCGTCGCCACCGAGCCGATCTACGGCGGCAGCCGCACCGAGGGGCGTCTGCCACCAGTGAGCTTTGCAGGCTACTCCGACGGCTCGTACGGTGGCGCCGCTGCCCGCTGGGTATCAGGTCTGAAGAACGGCCACGGCGGGATTTTGTATCGCCAAAAGTACGGCGACACCGATCTGAGCCAGTATTCGATCCCGCGGTCGAAGGATTGGGGAGCTCGAGGTGTGCCTGCGGCCCTGGCCAAGGAGGCCAACCAGCACACCGCCAAGCAGGTAGCGTTGTGCGAGGACTGGCAGTCGCTCACGTCGGCGCTCGAAAACGGCCTGTGCGTCCCGATCTGCTCAAACGTTGGGTTCAAGGGACAGGACAGGGACGCGGACGGATTCCTGCGGCGCAGCGGCGTATGGAACCATTGCATGGTTGCCATCAGCGTGAAGTACGCCGCCAACAACGGCCCCGGATCGGCCTTGCCGATGGCCAACCCGCGCGACGGCGTGCTGATCATGAACTCGTGGGGCAGCTCGTGGGTGGCGGGCGGCAAGCATCCGCCGGATCAGCCCGACGGCTCGTTCTGGATCGGGCGACAAGACGCCGAGGCGATCCTCGCGCAGGGCGACTCGTTCGTGATCGGGTCCGTCGATGGGTTCAAGGCGCGCGAGCTCGTGAATGATGGCTGGATGGCGAAAGGAGGCCGATAGTGTTCTCGCTAATCTACTGGGCCATTCTCGGCAGCATCGCCGGCGGCATCGCCAGGGCCGTGGTGCCCAACAAGCTGCCGGCCGGCTGGGTGCCCTCGATCGCCATCGGAATCGTCGGCTCCTTCGCCGGCGGCCTGCCGTTCGGCCAGGGACCAGCGGGGATCGTGGGGTCCATTGCCGGGGCCTGCGTCGTCCTGTTTGCCTACGGAGTGCTCCGCGATGACGCCTAACCAGCGGAAACTTGCCGGCGCTGCTGTCGTTCTCGTGGCCGCCACTTGGTGGCTGGCCACCTCACCCCAGTCTCCGATACGCCCTGAGCCGCCCAAGCCCGACAGGCCAGTACTGCGGTTCCTGGGGCGTGTCGTGCAGGTGGCCGCCAAGTTGGGCCTGGTGGCCCTATGGGCGCTTGAGCCGGCGCCCACCGACGCAGACGAGGTGCAGATTGTGCATCACGGGATCGGCCCTGACGGCCATCAGCTCGTCGACAATTCGAGGTGGTGAATGTTGCATCAATTCTGGCATTGGATCTTGTGGGTGCTGTGCATTGCCGCGCACGATCCGACGGCGATCGAGGCGGAGCGCGCCCGCGCGGCTGGCTGCGTCAACGTGGCCTACTCCGCGCTGACGCCTCCCCCTGCCCCGGCGCCGGCGCCAGAGAAGCCCTCGAGGCCGACCTGCCGCGAGTGTGACGGCAGCGGCAAGATCTTCCGCAACGACGGCGGATACGTGCGGTGCAAGTGCGGCGCGTGCCCAACCGGCCAATGCAAGACCCCGGCCGCCACCCGCTAACGTGATCACAGGCCACGATTCGGGCACGACCCGAGCCAGGAGGAAGCCATGAGCCAGGTAAAGATCAAGCGTCAGTTCCGGGCCGTCACGGCGACGATCGCCACGTCGACGAGCTCGAGCACGACCGTCCGCATGGATGACATGCTCTACGCAGCGGTCCAGGTGCCGGCCCTGGCGACCAGTGGCGCCGTCCTGCAGGTGTGGGGCAACTCCACCGACACCGGCGCCTTTACCCAGCTCTACGGTTCCGACGGCAACGCGGCAACCATCACGGTCAATGCCAACGGCACGAACGTGGCCACGGCCTACGGACTGCCCCAGGCAGCCTACGGCGTGCCATACATCAAGCTGGTCACAACCAGCACCAACGCGACGACGGCCGCGGCTGTTGTCATGATCAAGAGCTAATGCCCACGCGCATCCCACCGCACCGGCCGTTGCGACTGCGATCGTATCGCAGGGACGAAACCAATCGGCCGACCGCTGCGGCCCGCGGGTACTGCGACAAAGCCCACCGCGCGTGGCGGCTGGCGGTGCTGACGCGTGACGCGTGGACGTGCCAGGACTGCCTCCGCGTATGCAGCGACAAGCGCGAGGCGCAGGCCGATCACATCGTGGCGATCGCTCGCGGCGGCGCGAGGTACGACCTAGCCAACGGTCAGACACTGTGCCTTGTGTGCCACGCCCGCAAGGGGCACCGAGAGCGGGCGGCTGCCAGGCTGGCAGTGACGCAAAAAGCTACAAGGTAGGGGGGGGTCGGAAATGTGGAACAATCGCCGACATAAACCCCACGGTGCTTCTCTGCGTACGTCCCGTCACGTTTTTCCTCAGGGGTAGGTCATGGGTCGACGCGGTCCGCCAAAAACGCCGTCCGCAACCAAACGCGCCCGCGGCACCCTGCGTGTCATTCCGGCAGACGAGCCGCAGCCGCCGGCCGACGGCATCGCCATGCCGCCGCACTTGAGCGAGGTCGCCGCCGCCAAGTGGCGCGAGCTGCTGCCGCTGCTGGAATCGGTCCGCGTGATGACGCGCGCGGACGTAGAGGCGCTCGGCCGCTACTGCGACACCTGGGAATGGTGGCTTGCCACGCGTGCGAAGCTCAAGGCCGACGGCGACACGTACCCGATCCTCAACGACGGCGGCGAGGTGAAGTACATCGCGCAACGTCCGGAGGTGTCGATTGCCCACAAACTCGCGCAGCAGCTTCGCCAGCTCGAGCACGAGTTCGGACTCACGCCGGCAGCGCGAGCGAGCATCCATGTCGAACCGTCGCAGCCGCAACAAGACGACGAAGACCGCCGCATGTTCGGATGAGGTGCCGTGTGGCACGTGCTCGTCGTGCCTGGCGGTGCGTTTCTTCCAGAAGCACCTCACGCACGCCAAGGGCGAGCTCGGCGGCAAACCGTTCCTGTTGGAGCCGTGGCAGCGGCAGTACCTGCGGGCGCTGTTCGCCGAGGAGAACGGCCGGCGCAAAGTGCGTACGAGCCTGCTCGCCCTGCCCCGCAAGAACGGGAAATCGACGCTGGCCGCCGGCATTGCCCTGCGGTGCCTACTCGAGGACGAGCCGGGGGCCGAGGTCTACTCGTGCGCGGCCTCGCGCGACCAGGCCCGGCTGGTGTTCGACACCGCAAAGATCGCGGTCGAGCAGTCGCCGACACTGCGGCAACACCTGAAGGTCTATCGCAATGCGATTGTGCGAGAGAGCACGCACTCCACGTACAAGGCACTGTCCGCCGAGGCCGGGATCCAGCACGGCCTTTCGGCGCATGCGGTGATTTTTGACGAGCTCCACGTGAGTAACCGCGAGATGTGGGAGGTGATGCTGTCCAGCCAGGGGGCGCGGCGCAACCCGCTAACGGTCGCGCTGACGACGGCAGGGTACGACCGCAAGAGCGTGTGTTGGGAGGTGTGGAAATACGCCGAGGCCGTTGCCGCCGGCGCCGTCAAGGATCCCACGTTCCTGCCGATGATCTTTGCGGCCAAGCCGGCCGCCGACTGGAAGGCGGAGGCCACGTGGGCCGCCGCTAACCCCAACCTGGGCGTGAGCGTGAAACTCGACTTCCTCCGCAGCGAGTGCGCCCGGGCCGTCGAGATGCCCGCCTACGAGAACACGTTCCGGCAGCTCTACCTGAACCAGTGGACGGAGCAGGACACGCGCTGGCTGCGGATGGACCATTGGGCACAGGGCAACGTCCCCTGCCCCGTTGACCTGGCCGGCCGCGAGTGCTGGGCCGGGCTCGACCTGGCCACCACGTACGACACCACCGCGCTCGTCCTGCTGTTCCCGCTGGAGGATGGCCGCTATTGGGCCGAGCCACACTTCTGGATCCCGGAGGAGAACGCGACCGCCCGCGAGCGGCGCGACAAGGTGCCCTATCTGGCATGGGCCAGGGCCGGCCGTCTGAAGATGACGCCGGGCAACGTCACCGACTACGAGATCGTGCGGGCCGACATCCTGGCCCTGGCCAAGCGTTACCAGATCCGCGGCCTGGCGATCGACCGCTGGAATGCAACGCAACTAGCCACCCAACTGCAAGGAGATGGGCTCAACGTCGTAGGGTTTGGGCAGGGTTACGGCAGCATGTCAAGCCCGTCGAAGCAGCTCGAGGCCGCCTGCGTGGGAGGCCGGCTGCTACACGGCGGCCATGAGGTCCTGACCTGGCAGGCGGGCAACGTGGCCGTGCAGCGCGACGGCGCCGCCGACAACATCAAACCTTCGAAGGCGCGCTCCACCGAGAGGATCGACGGCATCGTATCGCTCGTGATGGCAATGGGCATACACGCCACGGCGACGGCACCTCCGCCCAACCAGTCCTGGGACATCGTGACGATATGACCACCGAGCTCGCCGCCGCGGACAGGGGCTACCGGATCATCGACCTGCGCGGCTCGTACGGCGACTCGTGGAACGACTCCCCGGCCCGCGGCCCGGCCGGGATGCGGATCACGCCGGAGACGGCCCTGCAGTGCTCGACGGTCCTGGCCTGCGTCCGGCTGATCGCCGAGAACGTGGCGACGGTTCCGCTGCACGTCTACAAGCGGCTCCCGGAGGGCGGCAAGGAACGCGCCCGCGAGCTGCCGCTCTACCGGATCCTGAACCAGCAGCCCAACGGCTGGGCCACGTCGTTCGAGTTCCGCGAGACGTTGACGGCCCACGCCCTGCTCTACGGCAACGCCTACGCCGAGATTCGGCCGGGCGCCGCCGGGGCCGTCACCGAGCTCTGGCCGCTCCACCCGTCCCGCATGAAGGTCGAGCAGCTCGAGGACGGGACGCTGCGGTATTGCTACCGCGAGCAACGCGGCACCGAGACGGTGTACCGGCAAGACCAGATCTTCCACCTGCGGTGGCTCTCGCAGGACACCGTGACCGGGATGCTGCCGATCACGCTATCGCGGGACGCCATTGCCCTGGCCCAGGCCCTGGAGACGCACGGCGGGGCCTACTTTGGCAACGCCTGCCGGCTGTCTGGCCTCATGGAAAGCGACAACCCGATCACCGTCGAGATCGCCGAGCGGCTCCGCGAGCAGTTCGAGCGGATGCACCGCGGGGTTGACCGTGCGTTCCGTACGGCGGTCCTGCCCCAGGGCGTGCACTGGAAGGACGTGCAGGGCACCAACGAGGCCTCGCAGTTCTTGGAGACTCGGCAGTACCAGGTGATCGAGATCTGCCGCGCCTATCGCGTCGACCCGTCTTACGTGCAGGACAAGACAAAGGTGGGCTACGCGAGCCAGGAGCAGGCGGCCATCGACCTGGTCCAACAGACGCTCTTGCCGTGGTTCCGCCGGTGGGAGTCTGCGATCACGCGCGACCTGATCACGAAGGACGACATCTACTTTGCCGAGTTCGACACTCGCGGGCTCCTGCGTGGCGACCTGGCGGCCCAGGCCAACTGGCTGCAGACGATGCTCAATACCGGCATTTACTCAGTCAACGAGTGCCGCGAGGTTCTCAACATGAACCCGATCGGGCCGGACGGCGATCAGCGGTACATGCAGGCGAACCTGACGACCATGCAGGGTATCGCCGCCAGCGCCGCCCAGCCGCAGCCCGCCGCACTGCCGGCGCCGGAGCCGGAACCGGCCGCACCGCCCGAGCCGCCGGCACCTCGAGCACGCAAACCTTCCACCCGCAAGAGGAAGTGACCATGAACCGCGAGCGCCTCCATTCGCAACTGCCGCTGAACATCGAGACCCGCGGCAACGGGAAGAACTACATCACCGGCTACGCTGCCAAATACAACGTCCGCTCGACGCTCCTGGGCAACTTCCGCGAGGAGATCAAGCCCGGGGCGTTTGACCGCGCCCTCCGCGAGCAGTCGCATCCGATCGTGGCCCTGTGGAATCACGACTCCAACCACGTCCTGGGCAGCACCCGCAGCGGGACGCTGACCGTGGACACCGATTCCGACGGCCTGCGGTACTCGGTCGAGGTGCCCGACACCTCGCTGGGCCGGGATCTCCAGGTTCTGATTTCGCGCGGAGATGTTTGGGGCAGCTCGTTCGCGTTCACGATCCGGGGCCGCGACGGCGAGTCGTGGGCCGAGGAGGACGGCCAGGCCGTCCGCTACGTGCACGAGGTCGACGGCGTCTACGACGTGTCGCCAGTCCTGAGCCCGGCGTACGAGGACGCCACGGCCACCATTGTGCAGCGCTCGTACGAGCGGTTCCTCCAGTCGCACCGACCGGCGCTGACGCTGCCGGCCCTCAGGCGGGACGCGACCACCGAGAACGCCCTCCGCGAGTTCCTCGCCCAGCATGGCTACAAGATCGGGTGATCGCTGCCCAGCGTGCCGACGCGCGCGTCTGGGTGTGGTGCGGAGCTGCCCGGCCGGTGCGTACCAAATTCGGTACTTGAAGTGCCCGGCCTGCGGCGCGCGCGAACGCTCTGTCGTTCCCGCAGACGTGATCCGACGCCGCGGCTCGTTTCCTAACTAGGAACTCTGTGCCCGCGCGGCTCTGCAAGGGGCCGGGGGCGTCTCCATAGCGTGCACGTAGGTCACCACCTACCGCACAAGGAGCCGCTCATGGCCGCCCGCGTCAAGGAACTGCTCGACGAACTCGCCGGAATCCTCGCCGAGATGGGCGCCCTCGAAGACGAGAGCGCGGAGGAAGAGGCGGCGGAAGGCGAAGCGGTCGAGGGCGAGGCCGAGCTGGTCGCGTCCGAGCGTTCCAAGGTCGAGGCCGTCGAGGCCCGCCAGGCGGCCTACGACGCGCTGCTCGTCAAGGCCGAGCGCATTCGCGCCGCCATCGCCAAGGCCGAGGCGGCCGAGGCCCGCAAGAACGAACTGCTGAAGGTCCTGCACCGGGCCGCGCCGGCCCCCCTGGAGAGCACCGAAATGCCCAAGCCTCGAATCGAGCCGGTTTCCTACCGCGGCGTCCTGCGTGCGTTCGACAACGTCGAGACCGCCCACCGCTGCGGCCAGTGGCTCAAGGCTCACTTCGGTGACGCCAACGCCCGCCAGTGGTGCCGCGACAACCTCGGCACCGAGTACCGCGACATGGGCGGCCAGGTCAACTCGCTCGGCGGCGCGGTGGTGTTCGAGGACTTCTCGAACACGATCATCCGGCTCGTCGAGAAGTTCGGCGTGTCGATGAGCCTGGCCCAGCGGCTCACCACGCAGTCGGACACCCTCCTGGTTCCCAAGCGCCTGTCGGGCGTTTCCGGCTACTGGATCGGGGAAAATACGACCATCACGACCAGCGACCCGACCGCGTCGATGGTGCAGCTCGTCCTGAAGAAGCTGGGCATTTCGACCCGCGTGTCGAACGAGCTGCTGGCCGACAACGCGGTGAGCGTGGCCGATTGGCTCGCCCTCGAGTACGCGACCGAGTACGCGTCGAAGGTCGACGACGCGTTCTTCAACGGGTCCGGCGCTTCCGGCTTCGGTGGCATCCGCGGCCTGTCGCAGATCAACGACGGCACCCACACCGCCAGCGTGGCGGCCGCCGCCAGCGGGAACGACTCGATTGCCAAGCTCGACATCGACGACTATCTGGCCGGCCTGGCCAAGCTGCCCAGGTACGCGATCGGTTCGTCCGCCTGGTACATGCACCCGGCGGTCTACCACCAGTCGGTCCAGCGGATGATGCTGTCCAGTGGCACGGTCGGCAGCGGACAGGTCGGCATCCTCGCCGGCGGCAACACCGCGGCCAACCTCGCCCAGGGCACGCCCAACACGTTCCTGGGCCTGCCGGTGGTGTGGGTGCTCAAGATGGATTCCGCCCCGACCAGCGGCGGCATCTTCGCCTACGTGGGCGACATCTCCCTGTCGTCCATCATGGTCACCAAGGGCGATCTCCAGGTCGCCAGCTCGACGGACCGCTACTTCGAGGCAGACCAAACCGCGTTCCGCGCGGTGGCCCGCCTCGACATCGCCCACCACAGTCTCGGCGACAACAGCGCCGCCGGCCCGGTCGTCGCCCTGAAGCTCGCCTGAACCCCATCCCCGGAGAAGTAGCAAATGAACCACCACAGTGGTGCCAAGTCGGTTTCGAAGCACACGGCGAGCGTCGCGGCGTCGGCCACGTTCTCGCACGAGATCGACACGGTCGGCTTCAAGTACGCGGCCATCGACGTGGTCTACTCGCCATTCACGGCGGCGACCTCGAGCTACGCGTCAGTGCTGAAGATTCAGGAATCCGACTCGGCCGGCACGGGCCAGGCGGACATCACCGGCCTGTCGGTCACGGCCGGCGCCGGGGCCACCACCGGCGCGGCGGTTGGTGCGGCGGCTCGGTTCAACCTCGACCTGCGGGGCCGCAAGCGGTACCTCACGGTCGTGACGAGCCCCGGCAACACCGTGGCGGTCGCCAGCAATGCTCGGCTCAGCAAGGCCGAGAACCACGCCACCGACGACGCTGGCGCCGGAGTCGACGACTACGTCTCGAAATGAACGCTTGACGCGTCTGCGAGAAAACGCCCAGACGGGCGGCTGGTTCGCCCGGCCGCCCGTTTGGCTTTTCTAGGAGCAGCTCATGAAGGTCCACGTACACGGCGTCGAAACCGAGGTAAGGGTCGAGGCCGCGTTCTCGGTGCCCAGGCTGACGTTTAGCGACAATTTCTTCTGCGCCGCCCAGGCCCTCTTGCCGCTCGGAATCGCCCCCACCAAGTTCACCGGGGCGTTCTGGGAGCAGTGTCTCGACCGCGTGCTGCTGGACATGGTCGACCGCACCGACTGGATCCTGACTGTCGACTACGACTCGGTGTTTGAGGCCGAGACGGTGCAGCGGCTCATGGCGGCCGCCCTGGTCAGCGGCTACGACGCGGTGGCGCCTCTGCAGACCAAGCGGGACGAGGGCGTCCCCATGTTCACGCCAGAGGGGCATACTGGCGGCATCGGCCTGGTCACGCTCCCCACGAGCTGGTTCGAGGCCACGGTCCAGCCTGTCGATACAGCGCACTTTGGGTGCACGCTGATCCGGGCGGCGGCCCTGAGGAAGACTCCGGCGCCGTGGTTCCTTGGCGCCCCTAGGGAAGATGGCCATTGGGGCGACGCCAAGGACGGCGAGCGCGGCCGCGTGGATCCGGACATTCACTTTTGGAAGGCCTTTAAGGCCGCCGGCCACAAGGTCGGCCTGGCGCCGCAGATTGCCATCGGCCATGCCGAGCTCAAGTTCACGTGGCCGGGCCGGGACCTCAAGGCCGTCTACCAGTCGCCGACGAACTACTGGACCAACGGCAGCCGCCGGCCGCCGGAGGCCTGGGGCTCCGAGGCCCACCAGGAGGCGAGCGCCAAATGATTGCCGCCGACTTTGTCAAGCTCCGGTTCCTGCGGGCGCACCAGGCCTACCGCCGCGGCGACGTGATCACCTACCCAGCCGGCCCGGCGCGGTCTTGGATCGCCGCCGGCGTGGCCGAGCTCGTAACCGAGACGCAGCAGGAGCTCGAGGTGGCGGCCGTCGAACGCCGCGACGTGGAAACCGCCACGGCCATGCCCAGGAGACGCCGGAAATGAGATATCGCAGCCTAGTCCGGGCCACCCAGCCCGTCGTCGAGCCCGTCAGCCTGGCCGAGGCTAAGGCCCACCTGCGCATCGACACGACGGCCGAGGACAACCTGATCCAGGGGCTGATCGCCACCGCACGGGCCTGGTGCGAGGACTACTGCGACCGGACGTTTGTGCTGACGCAGTGGACCATGAACGTCGACTCGTTCTACGGGTCGGTCGGCTCGCCGGTGCAGTTCGGTTTACGGGCCGACGGCAACAACATTGAGGGCCGCCAGGGCACCGTCCCGAATCTCGACGTTGAGCTGCCGCGGCCGCCGATGATCGCGGCCGGCACGGCGACGGCGGTCGTGATCACCTACACCCCGGCCGCCGGGGCCGCCACCGCGACGCTCTCGGCTACCGAGTACCGGGTGGACCGCCAGAGCACCCCAGGCGTCTGCCGGCCGCTCTACGGAAAGACCTGGCCGTCGCACCTGGTGGACCAGAACAGCACGACAGTCACCTGGTGGGCCGGCTACGGTTCCGACGGCACGAGCGTGCCTGCGGCCGTCCGCTCGTCGATCCTGATGGTCGTGGCCCACCTTTGGAAGAACCGCGAGATGACGACCGAGGCGGCGCTTAAAGAGGTGCCGTACGGCGTCCGGGCCATGCTCGACACGATCCGTTGGGGAGCGTACCGATGATTGCAGCCGGCGAGCTCACCGAGCGGATCACGATCGAGAGCGCCACCGAAACGCGAAACGCGGTAGGAGAGCCGCAGCTCACGTGGGCAACGTTCGCCGAGGCGTGGGCCAAGGTGGAATCGCTGGCCGGCCGTGAGGCAGAGCGGTACGGCGAGATCGTGGGCTTTCGCGGGCACAAGGTGACGCTCCGGGCGCTGTCCGGGCTGACCACGAGCATGCGCGTCATCTATCGCGGCCGGACGCTCGAAATCGGGGCGGTCAACGAATACGAGCGGGTCTGGTACCTTGAGCTGATCTGCACGGAGAAGTCCGCCACATGAGCCTTGTAGAAGCTCCCGAAGCGTTTCTGTATCAGCGGCTCACTTCGCAGACGGCCGTATCGTCGCTGATAGGAACTCGCGTCTATCCGCTCCTGGCGCCGCAAGGCACGCCGCTACCGTTGGTCGTCTACCAGCGGACGGGCGTGGACAGGCCGCAGTCGCTGGCCGGCAACGTCGGCAGCCCC